TCTTGCTAACAACTGCTGACCCTCAACACCTGCTGCTGCAGCAGCGAAAGCATTTGCGATAGCCATATTTGCTGCACCACCCGATTTTTTAAAAAACTCAATATAACTACGACCAGCATCTGCAAATGCTTTACCTTCACCTGTATTGTTTGCAGCTGCATTTAATGTACTTAATGCTACATCTGCCTTGGCAATATCCAGTGCAGTCATCGATTGTGATCCCCAATCAGCCTGATTTTGATCGGAGATTCCAGATGGAATAGGAAGAGTTACTGAACCAATTGATCTGCTACGGAAATCTTGTCTGCCTGCATTACTAAATCCAAGTGATCCTGTACTAGCATTAATAAATTCTTGAGGCATGTATTCCATCATGTCAAATCGGATAACATCTTGTTTTGATTTTCCGAGACCTGTTGGATGAACTAATGTTGGAAATTCTGTTCTAGTTCCATCAGAAGATTCTTCAGTAGCATTGGCTAATTTTTTTATACCATCACCCGCTATCGGTGCTGCTGGTTTGGTTTGAGCATTATCATTATCATTTTCTGCATCATTTTTTTTCGAGTCTAATAAATTACTCTTTGTTGTTGGAGGAACACCTGCTTTATCTGCTGCTTTGTTTACGCCAGCATCAACATTTTTATGAATTGCTCCATTAGGATCACTGAGTTCATTCTTTAAACCAGCACCTGCCACGTTATCATCATAAGAATATGTCTTACCACCATCTTTTGTAGTGGCAGCCTTTTGCCACTTATTATCTTTAATGATATAAACATCTGTGGTTGAAGTTCCATCAGAATTTAATTTAGTCGCAGATGCATGATAGATGGGAGTTCCTTTATCTAGAACTTGCGTTTTAGTTCCACCAACTGTTCTAGTTTTTTTACCAACATCAGTCTTGGCCTGACCACTACAAATACTACCAGCTGGACATGGAGGGTCACCTGCTCCGAATAAACCCATTAGAGTATAACCTTTTTACTTATTTAGTACTCGTTTTGTATATTGTAATGATAGTAAATCATCAAGTTCTTCTCTATAGACAATATAGACCTGAGTTCCCAATTCTTCCCAGGTATATTGTCTGTAATCTCTCCAATGAAAGTTGATACCACGAAACCCCCAAGAGAAGATATCACTCACCGCAACTAATGGATGTTGATCATATTCAATATTTGGAGTCTTCGCATAATATTTGAAGGTACAGATGTTTCCCTCTTCGGGTATGGGTGTTACAGTATCATTCAACGCATATAGTATCAAATCCATCCTATCATCAAGATTTTTTTCAGATTTAAACTCTTGAATATTAGGTTCTATGCGGTTCATTTGATACCTAGTTCGTCTTCTGTAATAATCTTAAATTCAATTCTTCTATCCTCACAAAATTCAACAGCAGCTTTCCATTTTGCTTTATTTACTTCCCAAGTTTTGCATTCAAAGATGTAAGACTTGGTGACTCTCTGCTTCTTTTTTGGTGGTTTTGTTTGCTTCTTTGGTTTAACTTCGATTACATAGGTCTTAATTTGACCTGCATTTTCTTTCACTTTTATGATAAAGTCTGGGTAGTATTTGTGAACTCTTTTATCAAGAGGAGACATGTATGGGATGTAAAATTCTTCACTACCCCACTGAAGAATATTTTCATTCAGATCACACCAACGACAAAACTTGCGCTCCCAACTACTTCGACATATAATATTATTAGGATCGCCCTTATATTTTTTAGGAAATGATGGTTTGTATTTACTCTTAATACTTTCTGCCATACATAATATATAAGGTAAAAACTATTTATAAATGCCTAGTAACAGAACGATTGCACAAATTAAATCGGGTTTATTACGACCAGCATTGACATCTCACTTTGAGGTGCAGATTCCCATAGGGTCTGATAATCTCAATACATTATTAAAAGGTGTTGTTCCAGACGGTGCAGACCAAGATATATTGAATATATCATGTTCTGATGCATCTCTCCCAGGTTCTCAGATTGCAACTTTTGAACTTCAAAATGATTTTACTGGTGTAACCGAAAGGTATGCACATAGAAGAATGTATGATGATAGGATAGACTTTACATTTTATGTGGATGCAGAAAAGTATACACCCATTAGATTTTTTGAAAGATGGATGAGATTTGTAACAGGTGAAACTGGGACCAGATCTGATGGATCTACAATAGAATTGAATAACATTAATTATCACTATAGAATGAATTTTCCTAAGGAGTATAGATGTGAAAGAGGACTTAAGATAATAAAGTTTGAAAGGGACTATCAGACAGCACTTCAAAACCATGGACACTCTTCTTTAGAGTATGAATTCATCGGAGCATATCCTATCTCTGTATCATCGATGCCAGTGAGTTATGACTCTTCTAGTCTTTTGAAGTGTAGTGTCTCTATGACATATTTGAGATATGTTATTACAGAAATTACTCAACCAAAACAACAACCTCAACCCTCTGTTCCAACTCAAAAACCTCAGCAACAGAATACTCAAGAACCACCAGTCGCTCAAGAGAAAGAATCTAAAATTCAACAAAATATTATCCAGAATACTGGACCTGAAGGAGAAGGTTCTTATGATTCTGCATCGGGCGGAGGATTTATCAGAACAGAAGATCAACTTTATTCCAAAAATACAAAGAAAGGTGATAGAATTGTTGATCCACTTGCATCACAACTTCAAGCCTTTGCTCGCGGAGAAACAGGATCTTAAAAAACCC